GAATTAGGGGGGAAACTATTTTTTTTAAAAAATCTTCCTAAAAAAGTTAGTATTCTAAAATATTTAGTATTTTTGCTAAGTCAATCCGATTAGATAATTGCGGTATCCATTCGGGTTTGATTATAGAGAACCCTCTACAATTAGACCCATACTGCCGCAATCAGTGTGGGTTCTTTTTTGTCCGTACCCTATTGACAATGCAAGTAGTCGCCTACCTCTCAAAGTTCTGAATTCAAGGAGTTTAAATCTGTTAAATGCAAAGAAGGATGTAACTTTTTCCCTTTGCAGCCGATAAACCCGATTACCTATGTGACGGTATAGTTGGTCAGTAGTTGTTTCCTATTGGGGGTAGGGGGCAACTTCTGTTCTGACCAATTCCCCTCATAACCTTGTTCGGGTATAGATTAATATTCACTTAGACATTATTTCACATTTAAACTATTTAAAGTATATGAATTGGTCAAGCGTTACAGTATTCCAATACCAGCAGATTAATGAACTCTATGCCAATAGTAAGGACTTGACTGACCTTGATATAAGCGTTAAGGTTGCCTCAATACTGACAAACCAAACGGAGAATCAGATTGATAGTTTACCCGTTAAGGAACTTGGACCTTTGCTTGAATCCATTGCTTTTATCAATGAGGACATTAAACCCGAAGCGGTAAAGGTTATAACAATCAACGGAAGAAGGTATAAGTGCGTTTACGATGTGCGGAATATCCCTGCTTCAAGGTATATTGAATCTAAGCACTTCAGCAGTGATGTGATGGGTAACTTGCACAAGATTATGGCATGTATGGTCATACCTCAAAAGAGGGGATGGTTTGGTTGGAAAGATGACATTTACGATGCAGGTAAGCATAGCGACTATGCCCAAGATATGCTTGAAGCACCTATCCAATCCGTTTTAGGTTCGGTTGTTTTTTTTTATCAAGTATTCAGACTTTGGATAAAGAATTCAAAGGATTATATGGTCCAACAGATGATGGAGCAGGGAGTGGAGAAGATGAAAGCGGAAGAAGTGCATCAGGTTTTATGCAACATTATGGATGGATTTACCAAACCAAACTGGTTGCCGACTTTGAGGGAATCACACTTGACCAAGCATTTAACCTACCTACAATAAATTTCCTTAATGACCTTGCATACTTGAAAGCGAAGATGGAACACGATAACGAATTAATACGGAAAAGTTATGCCAAAGGTTGATGTTGAAGTTATAGTTGATGATGCTGCGATAGCATCAGAGGCAAGTAAAAAGTCAGATTATGCCTCATTGGGTGAACTTCCATTCGTGGAAAAGACCATGATTGCTTACGCTGCCAAGTTCATTATCCAAGTCCAAAAGAATCTTCAGAAGGCAAACAAGGTTGATACAGGTAGACTTGAAACCGATATCCAAGAGGGTTCGGTAATTAGGGAAGGCAAAACCTATTCTATTGACATTGGTTATCCCGTTGGTTCTGAAGGTGCAAAGTATTACGATTTCGTAAATAAGGGTGTTAAAGGTTTTAAGTCAGGCACACCGAATAGTCCATATCGGTTTAGGTCAGCATTCCCTTCTATGAACGGACCGATGGTTAATGCCATTCAAAAATGGGTAAAGCGGAACAGTTTATCCCAAAGGACAGAAACGCAAAAGTACAATACATCGGGTCTGCAAAGGAAAAGGAAGTCAGTTTCAGAACTAAACACTGGCAGGACCACTGCCTACCTCATAGCAAGGAAGATTAAGCAAAGGGGATTACCGAGAACGGGATTCTTTGATGATGCCATTGACCAAGTATTTAATGAGCAATTTTATAACAAAATGGCAGAAGCATTGGGCGGAGATGTTAGGTTGTACATAAAACAGGCTGCTTCGCTAATTAATGAAGAGAATAAGTAATTATGGCAATAACAGTTAATAGCATACCCGAACAATACGCATCCCTACACGATGACCTTTGGTTTGTGGTAGATAGCACAAATAAAGCATCAACAAACTTTAAGTATGTGTTTGATGTCTATGTGGATTCAACCTTAGTGGCAAGGATTAAGCAGTTCCCCGATGTAACAAGCACGAAGGGGATATTCAACGCAGGGAATATTATGCGGAATTATGCAACATCATATTTCCAACCTAATACGATTCAATACCTTTTTAGCGGGTCAAGTGATAATATTTATAAGCAATATACTATAAAATACGGTGAAGAGTATGGCGGTGTAACCTACACAAACTTGGTTGAGCAGACCTATGTAGCGTTCAACTTCTACTATCCCGATTTTTATAACCCTGCACAATCACCGACCTACTTCAAGTCTTATCTCAATGAATGGTTGACCAATAGGGATACCAGTAACATTGAATGTGCATTTACCGACAAGTTGCATATTGGGTATATGACCGCAAGTGGGGTAACGACAAACGTTTACCCATCGGTTCAGTTATACAATGAAAATGGAACACCAAGCGGAAGTCCTGTAACAACGGCAACAGACCCCCGAAATACTTATAGTCTACTTGACATTTCCCCTGGCGGAATCAATGGATGGTATGGTTCAACAGTAGTGCCATCAACTGCTTATGCCTATGGTGTAAAGTTACACAACGGCACAAGTTTCGGTGATGAGGTACGGGTTAAATTAGTTTGCAATCCTAACTACACACCAATCGCATTGCACTTCCTAAATCAGTTAGGAGGTTACGATACAATGCATTTTAGGTTGGTGAATAAGGAATCAAGGAACGTTGAATCAAAGCAATACGAGGGAAATAAGTATAGGTACAATTCATCTGCAACCGCTATGCGGACCTATGATGACTACAACAGAATAAACCCTGGGGCAACAAAGTTCGTGGTTGAGCATACAACAATGTACAAACTGCGAAGTAATTATTTAAATGTAACTGATTACAATTGGTTAAGGGAGTTGGTACAATCACCCGAAGTTTATTTTGAGCAAGGTGGTTACTACTATCCCGTGGTTACAATGACAAGCAATTGGGAAGAGAAGAAAAGGATTGCGGACAAAATGTTCAACCTTGAAATTGATGTGCAGATAGCAAACAAAAAATATAGTCAATTCCGATGAGGACAGAGGTTTACATTGATAATAATAGACTTGATTTAACTGCGGAAATATCAGCAGAGTTCACCTATGCAATAGATGAAATCCAAGACTTTGCGACAAGGAACACCTCATTTAGTAAAACCATAATACTCCCAGGGAATGATAATAACAATAAGTTATTTGGTAATATATTCGAGTTCGGAAACTCCAATCTATACAATCCCGCAATCCCCAACGTGGGTTACAACTTCAACGCTACCAAGTCAGTTCCTTGCATCATCTTGGTAGATAAAATACAAATCTTTAAAGGTGTTTTACGATTGCTTGAAATCATCATTGATGGCAAACATATTGAATATGAGGTTGCGGTCTTTGGTGAGTTAGGCGGTTTTATCAATGCACTTGGAAATAAGAAATTAGAAGACATTGACTTTGGGATAGCAGACCAAACTTGGAATGTAACCAACATAGCAAACAGTTGGGATAACATTAGCGGAAGTGGTGTTTACTACCCTTTGATTGATTACGGAAATGAATCAACAAACAAGGTTGACTTTTCATTTGATGCCTTCCGACCTGCTCTTTATGTCAAGGAATACCTTGAAAATATTATAAGTGATTCAGGTTACACTTGGGATTTCCCGTTATTGAGTACGGCATTGATGCAAAGATTGGTGATACCTAACAACCAAAAGAACTTGACTAAGAATGCCACAACGCAATTTATAGCAACTCCCAATAATGCAAACTATCCGATAGCATCAAAGGTCGCATTCACCGCTTCACAACTTGGTCCTTTTTTGGTAAATTTTGCCAATAATACTTTCACTTACAATAGTGCAACCACTACCACAATAAACTTTCAAGTGGTTGTTAGTGGTGAAATCATAGACCCAAACACAACATATTTTGACATAGCATTAAGAAAAAATGAGGTAGTAATATCTTCACAAGGTTACACACCAAACTATTTTGATTATGCATTTACCGCAGACCTTTCTGTAAATAATATTAGTGTTGCAAATGGCGACTACTTTGATATTTTCGTAACCTCTGATGCTGGTAGCGGTTTTGGTTATGACATAACAGGGGACACAATTTTAGTAGGTACTGATGTTATTTCACAGGTTGATATCAGTTACGGAGATACTATTGTTATAAACGACACAATACCAAAAGGAATCTTTCAAAAGGATTTCTTTGCATCTATTGTTAAGATGTTCAACCTTTACGTTTATGAGGACAAGTTGGTTGAGAAAAAACTTATCATAAAACCTTTCATTGACTTTTACGATGGCAGTCAGATTGATTGGACCAACAAAGTAGATAGGGGTAGCGTGTTGAGATTGAAACCCATGTCCGAGTTCACTGCACGTTATTACGATTATAAGTACAAACAAGACAATGATTTTTATGCGGAAAACTACCGCAAGAAGTACAATGAAGGGTATGGCGATTTTATCTACGATAGCGAGAATGAGTTTGTAAAAGAAGTGGATTCAACCGAGTTGATATTTGCAGCGACCGTGTTAACACAATACACGGGAACGGATAAGATTTATTCTACTATTTACAAAAAGTCAAATGCCAACGCTTCGGAAGATAAGATGGATTCGGTTATACGGATTCTACAAGCAAAGAAGATAACGGGTATGACTACTTGGGCAATAAAGAACGGAGCAACTACTTTGGCATCATACACCGCTTATGGGTATGCTGGACACGTTAACGACCCGATAAATCCAACGGATGATATTAGTTGGGGTTCACCAAAGGAATTGTTTTTTACTACTTCATCCTATACGGCAGCAAACTTGTTCAATGGGTATTGGTCCGAATACATTGCAGAGATAACCGATAAGGATAGCAAGTTATTAACTTGCTCGGTGAAGTTGAATGAGATTGATATCTATAACCTTGATTTTAGTAAACTGATTTATATTGATGGTTCACTTTGGAGATTGAATAAAGTCTTGGATTATAACCCTATGGACTTTAACGTTACAAAGGTGGAACTACTTAAAGTAATTGAATTAACATACGTTTAATATGGCAGAAGAAATAATTGGTGTCAAGGTCAAAGTTGATGCTGGGGATGTAGGAAAATCGGTTGGTTCATTAAAGCAACAACTGCGAGAAGCACAAAGCGAGGTTGTTGCATTATCCGACAAGTTTGGTGCGACATCAAAGGAAGCAATCAATGCAGCAAAGAAAGCAGCAGAACTTAAAGATAGAATCGGTGATGCTAAAGCGTTAACGGATGCCTTCAATCCTGATGCAAAGTTCAAAGCATTAACGGCATCTTTGTCGGGTGTAGCAGGTGGATTCGCTGCCTTACAAGGTGCAGTAGGTTTGTTCGGAAAGCAAACAGAAGCGGTAGAGAAAACCTTGTTAAAGGTACAATCTGCAATGGCATTGTCGCAAGGTTTACAAGCGGTAGGCGAAAGCATAGATTCATTCAAGCAATTAGGTGCGGTTATTGGTAGCGGAGTATCTAAAGCATTTGGAACGCTTCGTAGTGCTATCATATCAACTGGTATAGGTGCATTGGTTGTTGGTGTAGGTTTATTAATTGCCAACTTTGAGACAGTTAAAAAGGTAGTCTTAAACTTTATCCCAGGTCTTGGAAAACTTGCAGATTTTGTAGGCAACCTTGTTACAAAGTTTACCGATTTTGTAGGCATAACATCGGAAGCAGACAGGGTGCTTGAAAAGTTAAGCAAGACAAATGCAAAGGCAAATGAAAACATTGAGGCAAGGGTAAAGTTATTAACCGCACAAGGTGGTAAGGAAAAGGAGATTTACGCACTGCAAAAAGAAGCAAATGCCAATGAGACCAACGCACTTCGTGAAAGATTGAAACTGACTGGCAAACTTACCGAAGAAGAGGCGAAAAGGTTTAGAGAATTAAAGGTTGAAAGTGCGGTCCTTGATGCTACCGAGCAAAAAAGGATAGCAGATAGAAATGCACAGGCAGCAAAAGAGGCAGCAGCAAAACAAGCGGAAAGAGACAAGGCGAGAAAGGAAAGGCAAGAAGGTGAAGAGTTAATACGTAGAGAAAAAGAACTTGCTGCAAACCTAACAAAAACAGAGATTTTAGGAGTAACGGCAGCAGGTAAAGATGCACTTATACAAACGCAGGTTGTTGCAAAAGGTGTTTCTGATGCCATATTGGTAACTGCTCAACAACAGGCAGATGCCAAAAAACAGTTGACTGATTACGAAAAGAATTTAGAAAAGCAGAAATTTGATGCACAAGTTGAACTTGCTTTGCAATCACTTGCCACAGTTGGAAGTTTAATAGACCAAAATAGTGTAGCAGGTAAAGCGATAGCGGTTACACAAGCAATAATCAACACTTATCAAGGTGCATCTAAAGCAATTGCACAAGGCGGTATCTTTGGACCTGTGGCAGCGGCAGCGACTATTGCAGCAGGATTGGTAAACGTTAAAAAGATTATCAGTACCAAAGTACCATCTGCAAAAGGTACGGGAAATGTTGCGGAGGCAGGAGCACCTTCAATGTCAATGGCATCTGCCCCAATTTCACCATCTGCACCAATTCAAAACACAGTAACTTCGTTAAGTCAACAATCAATAAATCAAATGGGGTCTGCAACAGGTAGGGCATACGTTGTGGAATCCGATATCACTAACCAACAGGAAAAAATAATAAGAATAAACCGAGCAGCACGACTTGGATAACAATAGTTTATAAAAAATACAAAAATGGAAAAGAATATACCGATTTTCAACTTAGAAATAACCAACGACCTTGAAGATGATGTTGAGGTTGATGTGGTCAGTTTGGTAGACCGACCAGCGATTGAAAGACAGTTCCTTGCCTTTACCGAAGATGAATTTGCAGAATCATATACCGACTATCCCGAAAGTGCAAAGAATAACGCACAAAGGGCATTGGATTGGGCAGAGAAGAACGGATGGGGAGATTGCGGTGAAGCAACTGGCAAGATTCGTGCTAACCAAATTGCAAAGGGTGAACCCATCACAAGGGAAACCATTGCAAGGATTAGCGGATTTAAAAGGCATCAGCAGAATAAAGATGTACCTTATTCCGAAGGGTGCGGTGGTCTTATGTGGGATGCTTGGGGAGGTACTTCAATGATTGAATGGGCAAGTAACAAACTCAAAAAGATTGATAAGCAGACCTTTGTTATCCAAGATGAAGACCAACAAATCATAAGCGGTCCATTGATGTTGGCAGACACCCCAATCTATCGCAATGACCACAATGGGGAATATTATGTGGTATTTACAAAGGAAACGATAAAAAAGATTGCACAACGTTACTTTAAAAAGGGGTATCAAGCAAACGTAAATCTTATGCACGATTCGGGTCAGTCCGTGGAAGGGGTTACAATGTTTGAATCATTTATCAGTGACAAGGTTAGGGGCATACAACCGATGAAAGGTTTTGAGGATGTACCTGATGGTTCTTGGTTCGGTTCGTTTAAGGTAGACAATCCCGAAGTATGGGCAGAGATTAAAGCAGGAAATGTAAGGGGATTCTCCGTTGAAGGGCAGTTTAATTACAGAAAAACAGGAGACAAAAAAATAGAGCAACTTTGGGAAAATGTCCTTGAAGTGCTATCTAAAGTTAAGTAGACTTATTTCATAGCGTTTGGTTAGGCAGGGTGTTTCCACACCTTGCCTTTTTTGTATATGGTACATTGGTAAATGCCTACTATTTATTACCAAAAGTTATTATGACAACTTTGGAAGCAATTAACAAGATTAAACAAATGTTCGCAGAAGCGGGTGAATTGCCTGTTGCATCTGCCGAACCTCTCCAATCTTTTGCGGAATATGTCCTCAAAAGCGGAGCAAAGGTTATGATTGATAAGTATGAAATCGGTGGTAAGGTTACACTGGTAGATGAGGGTGGCAACGAAGTTCCTGCCCCTGCTGGTGAACACGAACTCGCTGATGGTTCTGTTATGGTTCTTGATGAGAATAGCATCATTACCGAAATCAAAGTTCCCGAGGTAGAAATGCCCGAGGAAGTAGAAGTTGAAATTGCACCTATTGAGGAAGATTTGATGAAGAAGAAGATTGAAGAGATGCAAAAGCAACTCGATGAAATCAAAATGGCATACGATGCCAAACTTGCATCACAAGAGGCAAAATTCAGCAAGGGTATGAGTGATATTTCAGATGTGCTGGTGCAACTTTTAAGCACACCATCTGCAAATGCTACCGAAGCACCCAAAGAAAAGTTTAACGTTCATGTAGAAAAGAAAGAGGACAAAATCAGTCGCTTTCTTGAATTCGCAAAATCAATTAAGTAAAAATTTCTCAAACAATAAAAATTAAATAAAATGAGTTTTTCAGTAGGAACATTGGCAGCATATACAAAAGAAAACGAGCAACTGCTTGTTAGTTCTTCTGTACTTGGCAGCAAAACCGCATCCTTGATTAAGGACCAAGGTAACGTTATGGTAGGTGTTAAATCTGCCGAGACCATCAACATTATGGACACCGATGCAATCTTTCAAGATGGTTCATCTTGCGGATTCAACGCATCAGGTCTGACTTCTTTCACCCAGCGTACAGTTACAGTTGGAAAAATTAAGGTTAACGAAGCATTGTGCTTGAAAGACCTTGAAGCAAAGTACTTGCAGAAAGCACTTCCTGCTGGTTCAATGTACGATTCAATGGTTTACTCTGAAGAGTATTCTAAGCGTAAAACCGAGAAGATTTCTCAACAACTTGAAAAAACCCTTTGGGTTGGTTCAACTTCAAGCGTTGATGTAAACCTCAACAAGTTTGATGGTATCACAACTTTGATTACTGCTGCTGGTGGTTCTGTTGTAAACGCTAATAGCGTAGCATATCACGGTTCTGTTGAGACTGCCATCACTGATGCAAACGTTGTTTCTATCTTTGATGATATCTACAAAGCAATCCCTGCCCAAGTAGTTGACAAGGATGATATCGCAATCTTCTGTGGTATGGATACTTTCCGTACTTACACTGTAAAGTTGAAGTCTTCTAACCTTTACCACTATCAGTTTGATGGTAAGGCAAACAGTGAGTTTTACCTCCCAGGTACAAACGTAAAGGTTATCGCAGTTCAAGGTCTTAACGGAAGCGGTAAGATTGTTGCAATGCGTATCTCTAACCTGTTCATCGGAACTGACCTTCTGAATGAAGAGGAAAGGTTTGAAATCTTCTACGCTAAAGAAGCTGACCAAGTTCGCTTTGTAGCAGAATTCAAGATGGGCGTTAACTTCGCCTTCCCTGATGAGATTGTTAAGTTCTTCGTTTAAATAACAATGAGGTGAGGGGTGGTTTCCATCCCTTGCCTTCATTATAAATTTTTATAATATGGCATGTGCATTAACACAAGGATATGTATTGGATTGCAAAGAATCCATAGGTGGCATCAAAGCGGTATGGTTTATTCCGTTTGGTGATGTTACTGCAATAACCGAAGCATCAGGTGTTGTTACTGCCATCACTAAGTCAGCAGGAAAGGTTTTCTACAAGTACCAACTTGTTAAGCAAACCTCTTCACTTACCGAAAACATCACCGCTTCTGTTGAGAATGGTACTGTTTTCTATGCACAGGAATTGTCAATCATCTTGAATAAACTTCAAGCATCTACAAGAAACGAGATTTTGCTTTTGGCAAAAAACAATCTCCTTGCAGTTGTACAGGATGGCAATGACAAATATTGGTTGCTTGGTAAGGTAAATGGTGCTGATTTGACTGGTGGAAATGGTGCAACTGGTACTGCCTTTGGAGATAGGAATGGTTACACATTGACCTTCACTGGCAATGAACCTGCACTTGCTCCCGAGGTTACAAGTTCTATAATTGCAGGTCTTACTGCGTAAATAGGAAGGTTTAGAATTGAGTAGGGCATCCACATCGGATGCCTTTCTTTTTGGGTAAAAGTTTGCAGATTACCTATTTAGATACAATGATACAACTGACACAAGGGGCAACGGAGTACATTTACCTAACATTAACGGAGAAGCAAACGCTTACTACTCCGAATTATCTATTTCGTTTTGTCAATAGGACCACACGGGATGAGGTTACTTTTGTTTTGGTTAATGCTCTTGATGTATCACTTTACAAGGATAGGTACAATAAATTCAGCATTAAAGTACCGAAATACTTTAGTTTGGGAAGCATTGGCGAGTATTTATACTTTGTTTACGAGCAAGAATCTGCCTACAATGTAGATTACACCAAAGCAACTGGATTGCTTGAAGAGGGCATTATGAAACTGTCACCATCAACCACATTTGAGTACACACAACACGAGGTTGACAATACATATATTACAAGATGATGAATGATTTAGTCATATTAAATTTCCAAGAGGCAAGGCAACCCGAATATAGAGAAAAGAGGGGCAAGGGGTATATTGAGTTCGGTGAAAAGAACGATTACCCTAACTACCTTTTGGCACTTTACAATAAGAGTGCAAAGCATAACGCTATTGTAAAAGGAAAGGTTAACTACATTATCGGGAACGGATGGAAGAGTGATGAAGCAGACCCAGTTGCAGACCAATTCATTGCACAACCGAATCAGTTTGAATCTTTGAACGATTTGACAAGGAAGGTTTCTATTGACATTGAAATCTTTGGCGGTGCTTACTTAGAAGTAATTTGGTCTTTGACTGGTGGACAGTTGACCGATGTTTTGCATATTGACTATACCAAGATTAGGTCCAATGCTGACAATACTCAGTTTTGGTACAAAAAAGATTGGAACGAAAGAAAGGATGAGTTAATTCCTATGATGGCATTCAACACGAAGGTCAGACAAGGTAAGCAAATACTTTACATTAAAGAATATAGACCAGGTTTGGACACTTATGCCTTGCCTGGATATATGGGTGCGTTGAACTATATCGAATCTGATATTGAAGTCTCACGGCACGTTTTGGGGAATGCCCAAACGGGATTCAGTGCATCCAAACTTATTACCCTTCCAAATGGTGAACCTTCTCCCGATGAGAAGCGTAATATTGAAAGGAGATTTACGGATAGGTTTAGCGGTAGCGATGGTAAGAAATTTATCTTATCATTTACCACTGACCCCGCAAGAAAACCAATCATTGAGGACTTAGGGGCAAGTGATATTACAAAAGAGGACTTTACAAGGGTTGACTTGATTATACAAAACAATTTGTTTGCAGGTCATCAAATAACCTCACCAAGTCTTTTTGGTATTGCCGAACCTGGGCAGTTGGGAAGTAGAACACAGATGAGGGATTCTTATGAGATTTTTAAGAACACCTATGTAAATGATAAACAACAATTCCTTGAATCAATATTCAATGAATTAGCGGTCCTCAAAGGTGCGACTTCTGAAATTAGCATCATACCAGTAGAACCTATTGGATATGAGTTAAGTGAACAAGCATTGTTGCAGATTGCACCTAAAGAGTGGTTATTGGAGAAGGCAGGGATAGATGTTGCAAAATATGCACCAACTGAAGCAACTCAACCAAGTTTGAATCAAGAGCAAATTGAGGTAAACGATAACTTAAAGAACCTTAGTGGTAGACAATACCAACAATTGATGCGAGTTATTAGGCAGTTTTCACAGGGTAAGATATCCAAAGAGATTGCAACTACAATGCTCAAATCAGGTCTTGGAATGACCGACAATGAGGTTAATGCTATGCTTGGCATAGATGATGACCCAATGACTGAGGACTTTAGTTTTTCAGCACTTGATGAGGACACTGTTATAGGACTTTTTAGAGAGGTTGGCGAACCGAAAGGAGATTATAACATAATCCATTCTAAGGCAGTTTTTAGTGCAAAGGATGCGTTTGCAGAAGATGTATTGATAGATAAAGCATTGGATAAGCAAATCCTTGCTTTGATTGATAAGGATAGGAAGATAAGCATTGATGACATTGCTAAAGCAGTTGGTAAAAGTAGGGAAGTGGTGCAAGGTCGCTTGTCTTATTTGGTTGAATCGGGTGCGGTAAGTTATGACCCAAAGATTGAAGAAAGGAAACTGACTAAACCATTGAGCAAGTTGGTTGATGATATGGATGTTACAACCTTTGAGGTTAAATATTCCTATGAATGGAAACCAATTGTACCAAGTTCACAAAGAGATACACCTGCACATCCTTCAAGGACTTTTTGTAGGAAATTGATTAGTGAGGACAGACTTTGGAGCAGAAGCGGAATTGAGATGCTAAGTGCAAGGCTTGGTTACTCGGTATTTGACCGAGGCGGTGGTTGGTGGGGAGATTCACCAAGTTGCAGACACGAATGGAGAAGGAATGTAGTTGTTAAAAAGAAAAAATAATGAGCAGAAATATACTTTTTATTTCAGTTGATACGATAAAGGACAGAACAGGTTTGCACGTTAACGTAGACCCTAAATTGGTCTTCCCTGATATCCTTTATGCACAAGATGCCTATATTCTCCCAGCATTGGGAACGGCATTGTATGAAAGGTTACAAGATGGGATTGAGTGTGGAGATTTGAACTGTGATGAGGAAACTTTGCTCAACACATACATAACACCTTGCCTTGTTTACTATGTTATGAGTGAACTGCCAATGGCATTGTCATACCAGTTCTATAACAAAGGAGTTATAAGGAAAACGGGAGACAATCAAACCGAACCGAGTGCATCGGATTTGGCAGATGTTGCGAATAGGTATTCTGCAAGGGCAGAGTTTTACAAGCAAAGGTTGATTAAATTCTTGAAGCAAGAATCCCAAGCAAGTGCTAAATATCCCGAGTACATTAACCCAGGAACGGGTGTAGATACTATTGTTCCTGACAATGATGCTTATACGACTACCATTTGGTTGGGGGATTACGATTGCGATAGGTATAAAACTTTTGAGGAAAAATATCAAGGTAACGTAAATCGTTGTTGTGGCGAATAAGACATATACTAAAAAGAACCAAGAGAAACTTCGTGTCTATCTTGAAAAAATAAAAAAGGATGACTCTAAACAATATGATAGAAATAATAGAGGACTTGGGAAATGCCCATCAACAAATCAAGACAACGTACTACGGAAACGCTTTTGATTTTTTGAGTAAGGGTACAGATAATGTCTACCCTGCTTTATTCTTTGACCTCACGGGTGCATCCATCAATGGCAAGAGTTCAACTATCAATTTTACCTTGTTTTTTTGCGATAGGGTACTTCCCGAGCAATCAAATGAGCAAGAGGTTTTATCTGACCAATTACTCACTGCACAGGACATAATTGCTCAATTGCACTACAACGATTTTGATTTTGTGCTTCAAGATTCGGTAACGCTTGATTTCTTTACGGAAGATACTCCCGAATATTTGGCAGGGGTTAGTGCGACTATTGCTCTTGATTTACCATACTTGCAGAATAGGTGTGAAGTTCCAACGGACTACACTTATCCATCATAAATCTATTTAAAGAAAAAGAAAATGGCATCAGATTTCAGACCTGGGACTTTAGATATACAAATGTGGAGGAATGACACTTGGGGTCAGGCATTCACTATAACATCCAATTCATCACCCGTGAATCTATCGGGTAGCACAATAACTATCCAAATCCGTAAAGGATGCGGTGGTACTCTTGCTTTGACTTTGACTAATGGCAGTGGAATTACGATTGGCGGTGTAGGTAATAACCAAGTTACAGTTAGCAAGTTGATTGATATTGCAAAAGGAAACTATGTGTGGGATATGAATGTCGCATTCAGTGGTGGAGTTGTCAAGACTTACTTGACAGGTGATTTTATTGTTTATGATGATGTAACTAAACCTTAAAAGATGGGAATTGATGTCAATGCTATTGACCAGACTGTCGTTGTAACGGCAGTAGGTGATGAGGTAAATGTGAATGTTATTGACCAACCCGTATTGGTTTCCGTTACCGACCAAATTATAGAAGTTGCTGCATCGGGTGGAACTGGACCACAAGGTCCTGCTGGTGCTGGTGTGGCATCAGGTGGAACAACGGGTCAAGTATTAAGCAAGGCATCCAATACTAATTATGACACAGTTTGGGTAGATGCAGGAGCAGGAACGGTTTATTCAGTTGATGCAAGTGGTAGCACGGGAATAAGCGTAACGGGTGGACCGATTACGGGAGCAGGAACTTTGACAATAACCAACACCGCACCTGACCAAGTTGTTGGTCTTACTGGTGCTGGTACTGCGGTCATCACTGGCACTTATCCTAACTTTACTATCACTACAAATGATGAGTTTGATGGAACAGTTACCTCGGTAAATTTAACGGCAGGAACAGGCATTTCTGTAAGCGGTGGACCTATTGTTTCAAGCGGTAGCATTAACGTAGTAAATACTGCACCCGACCAAGTGGTAAGTTTGACTGGCGGTGGAACTACAACCATAACGGGAACTTATCCAAATTTTACAATAACGAGTTCGGATTCTAAGGTTGGAACTGTTACTTCGGTAGATATGACCGTACCGACTGGGTTGACTATTTCGGGAAATCCTATCACTTCAGCAGGTACTTTGGCACTTGCATTGGCGAGTGGGTATTCAATACCAACTACGGCAAACCAAGCGAATTGGACTACTGCATACAATGATTCAATCACTTCAGCATCGGTTAGTGGTACAAGCACAAAAACACTTACACTTAACCAACAAGATGGTGGAACAATTACCGCATCTTGGTCAGATGCAGACACAGGACTGACCTCAGTTGGATTATCAATGCCTGTCGCATTTAGCGTGGCAAATACTCCTTTGACAAGTAACGGAACATTGGCGGTATCAGCAGCAGGAACATCGGCACAATACATTCGTGGTGATGGTCAACTTGCTAACTTCCCAAGTACAGGAGGTGGAGGAAGTGCTTATAATTACTACCTCAATGGTAGTGTTTCACAAGGAACATTTGGTGGGGTTACTTATTATGAAATGAGTAAATCTCCTATTCTTGGTACTGGTACTAACTTTACAAGGACTGCTGCACAAGGAAACGGATATATCGCATCATTTATAACCGATGCAAATGACCCTTCACTTTTAAGCATCCCAGGAGGTAATTGGAATTTAGAGTTTTATTTTTCTGCAAGTAGTGGTGGTGGTGGTCCGCAGTTTTATGCTGAACTTTACAAGGTAGATACTTCAAATAATTTCACACTTGTTGCAAGTGGTTCAACTAATCCCGAAGGGATAGATAACGGCACAATAGTAGACCAATACTTTACAAGTATCTCCGTTCCTTTGACGTCATTGGCATTGACCGATAGGTTAGCGGTTCGTATTTATGTCATACCTGATGGCAGGAACATAACACTACACACCGAGAATAGCAACCTTTGTGAAATACTTACAACGTTCTCAACAGGGTTGAACGCATTGAACGGTTTGACTGCCCAAGTGCAATACTTTGCAACTGGTACAAGTGGAACTGATTTTGCGATTAGTTCATCAACAGATACCCACACATTCAATCTTCCAACTGCAAGTGCAACGAATAGGGGTGCTTTGAGCAGTTCAGATTGGAGTACGTTTAATGGCAAAGAAAATGTACTTACTTTTTCTTCTCCACTATTAAGGTCAGTAAATACTGTTTCAATTCCTGTTGCAAATACATCACAATCAGGATATCTTAGTTCAACTGATTGGAATACATTTAATGGTAAGCAACCTGCTTTGAACGGCACAGGTTTTGTAAAAATTAGCGGAACGACAATAAGTTACGACAATTCAACTTATTACCTTGCTTCAAATCCGAGTGCTTATATTCCTTTGACGGCATTGAGTGCAGGTGCAGGGATATCATATAACAATACAACTGGTTTAATTGCTTCAACTATTACACAATATACAAATGCAGATGCACGTTTGGCAATTAGCGAGACTGTAACTGGTTTGGATTATGATAATACCACAGGTGTTTTTAGTCTTACAACTGGGTATGTTATCCCAACAACATCAAGTGCAACAAATTGGGATGCTGCATACAATGACAAGATAAATAGTGCATCAGTTACAGGAACTACAACAAAGACATTAACGCTGAATCAACAGGATGGTGGCACGATAACTGCAAGTTGGACTGACATAAATACTGATGCGGTTGCAAGTGTCTTTGGTCGTACTGGTGCGGTTATTGCTACGAGTGGAGATTATACCACTACATTGGTTACTGAAGGTACTAATTTGTACTACACCGATGTTCGGGTAAGTGCGAATAGCGATGTTGCAGCGAATACTGCCGCAAGGCATAATGCGGTTACTTTAGGAACTGCAAATGGTTTGAGTTTAAGCACCCAACAATTAAGTTTGGCACTTGCGAGTTCATCCGCAACTGGTGCGTTAAGTTCTACGGATTGGACAACGTTTAATTCTAAGCAAACAGCATTAAATGGTACTGGATTCGTAAAGATTAGTGGAACTACTATTTCCTATGATAATTCAACCTACTACCTCGCATCAAACCCAAGTGCATATATTGCACTTACCGCATTATCTGCATCATCACCACTATCCTACAACAACACAACAGGTGCGTTCACAATAGCACAAGCGAGTGGAAGTGCAAACGGATACTTGAGTTCAACTGACTGGACAACGTTCAACAACAAGCAAAACGCACTTACCAACCCAGTTACAGGTACAGGAACAACCAACTACTTGCCTAAGTGGACAAGTGGTAGTGCGTTGGGGAATAGTGTATTGCAAGAGAATAGTGGAAGTATAGGAATAAACGGTGCAGCAGTTCCAGACTTGGGAGATACAAGACTTCAAATAAATGCCACAACATATTCAAGTCTATCTTTAAAGTCAACAAGTGTTAATGCATTATTTAGGTCTCACGAACCTAATGGTATTTTATATGTAGGAAATATATCTAATCATCCAATTGGATTTCTTGTTAATGACGCTGAACAAATGCGTCTAACCTCCACAGGATTAGGCATCGGCACGACAACTCCAGCAGGTAAATTAACCGTTGCTGAATCAGTAAATAGTGGAACTGCAAATGTTCTTTATTTGTCAAACCCAAGTCAAACTGGTGTTACTGCGGCAGCGATTAACTTCATAAATGCAGATAGTTTTGTCAAAGCATCAATTGTTGCTGCGGTTTATGGCAATGATTATATGACATTCAATGTCGGTAGTAATACCGAGAGGATGAGGATTAATGCCTCTGGAAATTTAGGTCTCGGAGTAGTGCCGAGTGCGTGGGATTCAGGTATTAAAGCATTTGAAATATTTTCATCTGGAAATGCTATTTTATCAAGCACATCATCTCAAAATATTATAACTGCCAATGCAAGATATGTAGGTGGTGGATGGCAATATGGTTCAAATGGTTTAGCATCTAGATATCAACAACAAAGCGGAGTTCATTCTTGGCATACCGCCCCATCCGGCACCGCAGGTAACGCAATCTCCTTCACCCAAGCGATGACGCTGACGGCAGGTGGTGATTTAGGAATAGCAAATACATCTCCGAGTTATAGGGTTGACATTGAAGGTTCGTCGGGTTCAATAAGTACAGTAAGAATAAAGAATGGCAATACTGGAGGTTCTGACGGTTCTCAAATACTACTTGGAAACTCCGCTAACTTTACCAATGCTTATTTCAGATTAAATGGTGGTGGAAATTCATCACAAGGTGGTGTAGGTTCATTGAATATTGGATTGACTGAAAGTGCAGCAATGACTTTCTTGACTGCTAACACCGAACGCCTCCGCATCACAAGTGGGGGGAATGTTTTGATTGGGAATACTACTGGAACAGAATTGTTAAGTGTTCAAGGAAATGTAGCATCTATTACTCAAAATAATAGTAGCAATGTTGGGTTTATATTTTATGCTGGGTCAACTGCTAAATACATTTGGCAATATCAATATACCGACAATGCATTAAGGTTGTATGACTATGCTTCAGGTGAGAGAATGAGAATTACAAGTACGGGGTCGGTTGGCATTGGCACCTCATCTCCCCTATATAAGTTGGATGTCAATGGCGGTATTTATGGTAAGGGTTTAACTGCTGATTCAGATGGTGGAGTAGGTAATGCTTTATATGCATACAACCAAGTCCTTAGCGGTTCATCAACAAATGCCTTGATTCAACTTGAAACAACTTGGAATACAACTGGCAATGCTGATGCTATTGTATTAAATGTAACAAATACGGCAAGTGGAGCATCATCAAGATTATTAGATTTGAAAGTTGG